ATGAAGCTTCCAAAACCAATACAACGTGGATCAAGTTGGCGTATAACTGTAACTTTTGATAATAAGAGATATTCAGCGACCAGAGATACTGCAAAAGAATGTGAACAATGGGCATCACTTAAGCTACTTGAACTTAAAACTGGTAAAGCTGATTTTGAACAAGGTATAAAACCTGCTTATCCATTTCGACAATTATGTAATAAATATTATGAAGAACATGGTCGACATATGCGATCGGCACGTACCATCAACTTTAAAATAAAAAACTTAGACCGTATCGCTCCAAACCTGGCTGAAAAGTCAATTTATGATTTTAAGCCTGCAGATATTGCAGAATGGCGCAATAATAGAAAAAAAGAAGTTAAAGTAGCTACATTAAGAAATGAACATGCAATTTATTCTGCAGTGTTTACCTATGCAATGAAAGAGTTGTTTTTAATTGAGTCTAACGTTTGGCACTCAGTAACAATGCCAAATAAAGAAAAATCACGAGATCAAAGAATTTCTCCAGAACAACAAGAAACTCTATTGAAAGTGTTGCAGTGGGACAGTACAACAACACCTGTCAGTTCTAGACAATATGTCGCGTGGGCTTTTTTGTTTGCTCTTGAAACAGCAATGAGGCAGGGTGAGATATTATCTATGCGTAGAGCAGACTTACGTGATGGTTTTATTCATTTGCCAATGACTAAAAACGGTGAGTCTCGTAACGTACCACTTTCAAAAGAAGCCAAACGCTTGCTCTCATTGATACCTGCAGAAAATGACAAATTATTGCCAATTGATAAGAATATATTTTGTGCAATGTGGATGAGGGTTAAGAAAAAAGCAAAACTTCCTGAAATCAACTTTCATGATACTCGACATGAAGCTATTACTAGGATGGTTAAGGTTCGCAAATTACCGGTTGAGGTTTTAGCAAAAATTACGGGACATAAGACAATTGGGATATTAATTAACACTTATTACAATCCGGATGCGCAGGATTTAGTTGAGATGTTTAATGACAGTGAGAGCTAATTAGCTCTCGGTCTGCCTCTTTTTTTATTTTTAGTGCTGAGTAAATCATGGGCTAAGCGAGGGTTGTATAACGCTTTGCCAGGTGTACCTTGATCTATTGATGCGAGACGGTCTCTAATTGTCGTGGTGGATAGACTGTATTTTTCGGCGAGCTGTGCTGCAGAAACTAATTCAACTTCCACTTCCTTCAATTCTTTAACAATTCCACCACCAATATTTTGACCGAGCATTACTTGTGGAGGACTATCGCTTTCGACAGTGATAATATATTTAAGAATACCCATCAATCTTCCTCCATTTATTCAGCTCATCCCAAATTAAATATGTCGTACTTATTAAAGGATGAATTTTAAGAATAACTTTCATGCATTCACCTTTTTATTTAATTGATGTTTAACATTTTTAATCTTTGCCATTAACAAACAAGATTCATTGTTTTGAGGTGTTGCAAGTTTGTGAAAACTTTGGCTATACCGAACCATTTCAGCTTTGCTCATTAGAATCAAATTCTCTATTCGACAATCTGTTTTATCCTGGTTTTTAAATGCAATTACTTGTCCTTCTGGAATTGGTCCATTAACTTTTTCCCAAACAATTCTATGCTTTAATCCAAATTTACCTGGTTCACCTATTTTTACTAAAACATATCCATCTTTAGAGCATATCCGCTCATAACCTAGAGGTTTAGCATTCCATGTAGGACGTCCTTTCTTGAAGCTTGTTTTATTCGCTGAAGTAAGCCCTTTGGTGCCAGTATTCCATGGAACAGATCCTTTCTGAAAACAACCTGTTCGACCAGTATTCCATTTATTACGAGTGCATAATGACTTGATCTGATCAACACTAAATTGTTCATTAAATTTGGTGTTAACCAATTCCGTTAATTCTTTTCGCCCCAATGAGCAGTTTGATTTAATGAAATCTAATTGCTCTGGGGTATATTTTATTGCTGATCCCTTTGGCATAAATCACCCAATTAAATTTTGCGGAATTTCAACTGAATCGGCATTTTTTAAGCCTCTGTATTCAGCAACTAATTTTGCAGCACTTAAACGCATGTTGTTATTTTTAATAACCTGTTCACTTATTTTTTCAATAGCGTCTGCCTTTTGAAGTTCTGCCTGAAGCTCTTCACCTTTGAGATCTGTAGCACTTAATCGTTCAAGCTGTGCAAATAAAACAGAATTTAAATCTAATGGTGTATTCATTATTTTGTCTCCCAAGGTGTGTCAGTCGCCATTGTTAAATCAGTCCGTCTCTGATTTGCATAACTCAATAAACGTTCATGAATAGCCGGGTCGCACTGGATTATTTCCTCTTCAAGCTTTGCAAGATCAATCAATGTCTTTGATTCTTGAATACGAACCATCAAAGATGATTGAGATTTTTCAGGTGGGCTCAGTTCAGCTAATCTTTTATGAATCGCTAAAACCAACGGTTTGCGCTGATCTTCAGACCAACTCGTCGTATACTTATACAAGGCATTTGCTTCTGCAGGTGAATTGGCTTTTCCTGCGCGCTCAAGAAGTTCTGAAAGCAATTTATTGTATTGTTTTTCCTCAATATTTATTAATGCATTCGTTTGAAACTCATTAAGTTTTGATTTTTTTGCAAGGGTAATTTCTGAAATTTGTTCTTCACTAAAACCCTGATCATTCAAATCATAAAGGGTGGTGTTAATTTCTTCCTCAGAGTTACATGCATTAATACCATCAATATAAATTTGATAATCAAGATTTGTTGCTTTAGGGGCATATTGTTTAGGATCTAACTCAAGTAATTTTTCTTCAGTTAATTTACATAAATGTTGAGTGTGCTCACGCTGTAAATTTCCGTTAGCAAAAAACACCGGGCGTAATGAAAGTACAGCTTCTGTAGTCGTACAGCTTGCAATCTGCGCAGCAAATTTTTCAATTATTAAAGTTGGATCTGATTCAATTTCAGCAACTTCATCTACTGTAAAAGCAGGGCGTGTTTTAGGCGCTGGATCAGTTATGTTTACCTGATCATTTTTATGAGCATTTACCTCAGACGTTAAATTTTCAGTCTGACAATCACTGGATTTTTTACGTGTAGTTTTTTTAGATTTTGCTGCAGGTTTCATGAACTCATGAAAATCTACAACTTTTAAAACTAAATCATTGGTAATGCCCAATAAGCTTTGCATTGCTTTCGCTTGATTCTGAGCATTATCAAAATCACGTTGAACAGATCCATTTTTTACTGCTAATACCAGTTCTTCATAATCAGGAATAAATTGACCTTTGACAATGGTCCCAGTATTACCAAGTAAAAAAATGTCTTGACCTGCTGAAAGTTCTTCCAATGAATAAGGTTTTAAGAATGTGTAGCCATTTATTGAGATCTCATCTATCTTGATACAGAACTCATAATCAGGCATTGCGAACACGGTTGCAGGAAATTGATCGAGATCATCAAATTCAATCAACCCACCTGCAGCACGACACATAATATTTTTACCAGCCATTAACGCCGCAAATGCTTCATTTCCATTCAAAATATTCATTTTTTATTTTCCTCAGTGCTGCATTTGATTTTGTTGTTGAACTTGGTTAATCGGTGGTGCTGTATTCCATCCCATTTGATCAGCTCGAGCACGACATGCATTCGAAATACCAATCTCATATTGAGTACCTTTAAACGTGTTGATTGCCTTATCAAGGGTTTGAGGATTTTTGGCATCTTTTATAGCTAAAAGTGCATCGTTAAAACGCTGAGCCAAAGGTTTTTGTTGCTGACCATTAGTTTGGTTGTTTTGATTGCTATTAGGTTGTTGAGTCTGCCTAGAGTTTTGTTGATTATTTTGATTTTGAGAGGGCTGTTGTTTTTGTTCATTGTAATGAGCTGCAGCCATTTCCTGATATTTCCAGTCATCCCAAATGCCTGAGAAAATATCGCCAGCAAAACCAATAAAACTAAGTGCCTTAACCATTGCATCTGTGACTGATTTTTTAGGGGCATCCTCGTCGTAAATCATTTTACCTGTACTGGTTTTATACATAGCCATTGTTCCGCCCATGTGTTCTACTGAACACTTTTTACCGTCTTGCATATACCAAACACGGACTGTCGCATAATGCATCATTGTTTCGGTATTACATTGCTGAAAACCTTGTTGAACTATTTCAATTCCCCAACCTTGACCACAAGGACCAAAAGTTTCTGTAGCACGTTGAACTAACCAATAGGGTTGAGGTGATGAGCCTTTATAAGATTTACCTGTAATCGGCTTAACTTTCTTTGGATCTGTTATGCATAAAGAATTCCAAAGGTCCATATTTGTATTATTCGAATTTGTCATGATTATGCTCCAACCCAGCCCATACGTTTTTTAAACGCACGACGTTCATAAGAGGGGATATTTGAATTTTGAAGTCCAATAGCCAATGCTTTACGCTTTTGAAATTTACGTTCACGTTCAAAGCTAATGCGAATCCAAGGCTTCTCTAAGTGCTCTGCGAAATCGATCAGAAACAAATAGCCAGATTTACTTACTCGATAAATTTCGCCATCTTTTTGGATGTATTCGTATGAATAGATACGCATGCGGAATTCGCCGTTTTCATTGCTGATAAATTCAGTTTTCTTTTGAGGAATAGAGGTCATTAGTTTGCCTCCACTAATCGATTACGTTCGATATAACCAACAATCATCTGATTGATATTTCTGTGATCGTTGTAATCGGTGAAATCATTCCAATCTTTACCGTTCACATCTTTAATTTGTTCAACCGCCAAATTTGTAATATCAACGGCTGTAAATTCAGAACCTGGTACGCCGTAACTATCTGGATGAGATTCAAAATCAAAGCTGACTAAAACTAGGAAGCTATCAAGTTTGATAACCGCTTTGCCCGAAGTTCCAGAAGTGAGCTTTAAAGCATCAACAGTGTAAGTAGAGGGTGTAACATTTGGGATGGCAACTGGTGGCTTGTATTCAGTCGTTTTTTGGTCATAAGCAAGACCGATTGCCCCAGCGGTCAATAGTCCACTAACAGTGGCGATTTTAAAGAAGCTAAAAGGCTGTACACGATGTGTAACAATGGGATTGATTGAATTTGGTTTTGTGTTCATACTTATCTCGCAAGTTGTAAAAGGCACATCGAAGGTAAGAGAGCGATGTGCTTTTTCTTTGTTTGTGAGATAAGTATTACCAAAAAGGTAATTTAATGCAAGAAAAAATTACCTTTTATCTTAAGTCTAGAGATTTTTCTCCATTAAGATATTGTTTAGTAATAAATGGTTTCATAGGATTATAAATTTCGGAGGTGGCACAAATTATTTGAAAAGGTGGTTTCATCATTTGAGATACCTTAACAATAATGGCCTGTAAATTTTCAGCACGAGATTGTTCTAATCCTCCATCATTAATACCATCTAATATTAAAAACTTAGGTAAACGCATAGATGTTTCATCATTAGCAACTAATATTAAAGCTAAATGAAAGAGATGCTTTAGTAAGATAGATGAACTTTGGGAAAAATGACTGGTGCCATTAACTGTTATATTGTTATCTTCAAATATTATGGAAATATGATTATCTGGATCCATAAATTCTGTTTGTAATCCAGTATCTAGAGATAATAAATATTTAAGCGTTTTGTTTAATTTATCTAACAAACGATACAATTCTTTTTTAGAATGATCTTGTAATATTTTTATTTTATCATTAATACTGTTGAGATTTTTTTGAAGGTTATCTCGAAGAGTTTGTAGTTTCTTTACTTCTTGGGCTATTTCTAATTTAGAAGAGATACTAGAAATTTCAGTTTCAATTTCGCCAAGTTCTTTATATGCTTTTATACTCTCAATTTCAAAATCAGTATGCCATCTTGATGTTAGTAGCTTAAGCTCTTGCTCTTTCTTATTTAAGTTTTTTTTAATAACAATGTATTCGTTATTTAAACCATTATAATTACTAATATTATCTTTTATAATTTTTTCAATCTCTTGAATTTGAAAATTCAATTCAGTTTTCATTTGTAGTAAATTTATATTGTTATTCAAGGATCCAGTAGGACTTTTACACAGATTACATGTATTAATATTTGTGGATTTTATTATTTTTTCATGACAACAAGGGCAAAACTCAAAATCTATATCATTTATTATTAAATTAGAACTAATTGCATGATCTATATCGATAAGTCTAACATTCAACTCAGCCTTAAATTTATCTAAATCCGTATTTTCATATTTTATATCATTTAACTTATCTTCAATTGAAAGCGCTCCTTTGTTAAGTGCACTTAGTTCATTTTTTACTTTAGTTTGTTCATCAGTCTGATTATTAGATGCATTTATTGTAGTAATCTCTCTGTTCAAATTATATATTTTTTCAAGTATTTCATTTTTTCGTTTTTCTAAGTCAAACTTTTCAGAAATTAAAAATTCTTCAATTAAGTGTTCAGAGGTTCTACCAATAATTTGGAAAAAGGATTGAATGCGATTAATAGTAGAAACTAATTCTTTATCAGTTCTTCTACGCTCTAATTGTAACTCATATAATTCACCACTAAATATACCTAGTATATAATCCCTAATTGCGGTTCTTTTCTCAGAGTTATCCCAAGGATCTTCTCTATAAATCGGTAAATAATTATTTTTTTGTTCTGCATATAATAGTCGTAAAATTTGATGAGTAGTAATACTTGATTCAGTAGAAACAGTTGAAGGGTAATTTAAATAGTCTAAAAAAAATTTAGAGAAACCTGCTTTTTCTTCTGTAGAGTTATAAGGCAGTTTCAGCCATTCATTCTCTGGTGATTTTAGAGATTCCTTAACACTACCAAAAAAAATTAAAAGAGGAGCTCTAGAGTTTTTAATTTCCCTCTTAACAGTAATTATTGATTCTTGAATTTTGACTTCAGAAAATATGAAGTCACAAGCCAAAGCAGCAGGTTTAAAATTAATATTTTCAGCACCAAGTGAATAAGCTAATAAATCTAATATTGTTGATTTTCCGACACTATTATTACCATAAATGACATTTAAACCATCATTAAGATCAAGGTTAATAACTATTTTATTAGATTTTAAGCCAGTTAAATTATTAATCGTAAATGTATTATATGTTGTCATATCTATACTCCATCAAAAGAGTTCTGTGTTTAATACCATCTTTACCCATTAATGGATAAGTCGTTAGATATTCAAGAAAAATTTTTTCAATTTCTTTAGAAAGTAATGGGCTTAAAGTTCCTTCAATAGCAAATTTAGAAAAATTTTCACCTCTACTATAAGAGTCCGACTTCGTATCAAAATTCAAAATTTTATTACTAACAAGTTTATTTAATACTTGTTCTTGAATTCCTCCAATTTTTTTTGCCATAAAAAATGGGTTACTACACGGTCTATATGTATCATCAATTTTTTTTAATTCAGATTTAAGCTTTCTAAATTCATTTGGAACTCTAGTTGCGCTGAGTTTTTTTGGGAAAACAACATAAAAATCAATTATTTTCAATCTATCTTTTTCTAGTATAGTATTAGAAGAAAGATTCTTAAAAAGTGTTATTAATCTATAGCAACAGTTACTTGAATCAAAAGCTGGGTGATAAATTAGCATTTCTTATCCCAACAAATATGGCAATTACCAGCTAAAAAATACATTAGGTGAATTACACAATCATCATTTGAAGATAATGGTGTCCCAATTAGAGTATTTTGTATAGGAGTAATTACTTCTTTGAAAATTATTTCTTCAATTACTTGAACTGAAGCATCTGCTTGTATAAGTGGTACAACCAATGAATCATAAGTAATTTTTATCCTACTTAGGATTCTAGCGATTAAATACTGTAACGCTGGTTTATCTTGATTACGTAAAATAAATCTAGAAGCTTTCATTTTGTATCGTACAGCTTCGTCAATCATATATTCTCTACCAGAATCTTTTAATTTCTGGACAAGACCTCTGGTATCTGTGCGATGATGTTGAGAAAAATGCTCAATATCATCTAATTCATCTTCAATATCAATTTTTTGCCCTTTTTCTAATTTTTCAATTATATCTAAAAAGGGTTGAAGTAGAGAAACGCTTCCATTCCCTGACAAGTTGATATTATAAGTTTTTTGTGATTTATCTATATTACCACCAGCAACATCGCCACCAGCTTCAATATTTTTTTGAGAAGTCATTTTATCTTATCGATTTATCTATATTACCACCAGCAACATCGCCACCAGCATTAATATTTTTTTGACTTACTTTTTGTGAATTATCAACTTTGTTGAAATATTTGGTAAAACTTATACCACCAATACCACCAGCAAATATTCCACCAATAAATGATAAAATTTCTGAAAAATGTTGATGTAAAAAATCCATTGCGAAATCCCCTTTTTAATTAAACGTCTCTATAAAGTCCAACAACTTTTCCAACCAATTTACAACCTTCACGAAGCTCCATGATTTTCTCAAGCCATTTTGGATTTAAAGGTTCTAAATACATACCATTACTTTCTACTATTAGTTTTTTGAAAGTAGCCTCTGTTTCATCATCGCAAGCGACAATAACTAAATCACCTGTTTTTAAATCATTTATTTGAAAGTCAGGATTTACATATATTTTATCGCCAGGGCGAAAGTCTGGAAGCATAGATTCACCAGATACTAATAATCCGTAACCATGTTTTCCGCATTTGGGATTTGGCGGTAACCACTCTTCAAACTGTGTACCTGCAGGTACAGCTTCAACAGTAGTCCAAGCACCAGCTTGAATCCATGAAATTACTGGAATTAACTTACCTACTAGTGGTATCGGTTCAGAAACATTCACATTTTTCGATGTTAGTTTTTCATCATGAAGATGATCCAACCAACCATGAGGCTTATCAAAAGCATCTTCAATTTCACGAGCTACTTTATTTCCAATACCTTTGATGGGATTTGTGCCTGCAAATTGGCTTGTTTGAGATTGTCCTTTTCCAATTTTATCAGCAAAACTGGATACACCACCTACCTGTTCAACGAGCAGGCGAGTGTTCTGATATCTAATTGATTTGCTGTCCATAATATTCCGAATCTATTGTGACATATCACATTTGTTAATTGTAGTTTCATCACCAAAAAGGTAAACAAGAAAAAAGGTTGTATTTGCATTACCTAAAAGGTAATATTTAAATTAATACGTGAGGATTAATTTATGAATTTTAGAGATTTCATTCTCAAACAAAATCCAGCAAGTTTAGAAAAATATGCAAAAGATGCCGGAACTACAGTTGGTTATATTAAGACACATTTGTTCTATGGATATAAAGAACCGCGAAGAAACCTGCGCAAAGCCTTGGCAGATGCTAGTAAGGGGGAGGTTTCAGAAGCTGAGATTCATCATCACTTTCAGTTATATCCTAGCAATCAATAAATAATCTTAAAGATAAGATTTCTATTTTTAATTAATTTACATAGAGAGAAAAATGAGCCTCGAAAAAGAAGATCTTCGTTTGAAGATGCTCCCTGACATGATGGAGCGATTGCGACTGGTAGCAGACGTAAGGGGAAAAGACTATGCACATCAAGCGGTGATCCTATTAGAAAAAGCAATCATGGGTGAATTCCATGAAGTTAGCTTAATGCTTGAAAGAGCGAATAAAAATAGGAAGAAAAGGGAAAGCTTGGGACTGGTTGGGAATCCTGATCGAATTGAGCCAAATCAAATTTTAGACATAAAAAAAGCCTGATGGGCTAAATCAGGCTTTTGTAGTTTATCACGCTTTCAATAACTCATTGGTTTCAAGGAGTATCGAATGACACCGAATCTATCACATGAAAATTATATAAGCAAATTCATGAAAGGTGATGTGGTTGTATTTATGAATCATATCAAAATTAATAATTTACAGACTGTAAAAGCATATCAACCGAACGATCTATATCTATTGGAAAATGGGCAATTGGCTAAAGAAAATGAAATACGATCTGCCACTTTGCCTGAGCTTTTTCATAAACGCCGTTTAGATGAAATTGAGCAATCGATTGCGGAGGTTTCATGAATAGTCATTTTCAAAGTAAACCTGAGCATAAACAGACTCAAGAAATCCAATCTTTTTATGAACCTACGTTGCTTTTGTTGAATCACATTCATGATATCAAAAAAGGCAATTTAAGAATGCGTGGTTACAATGAAGAAAATGCAGCTGTAACCAAAGAGGAATTGGCTCAAAAGATGGCTTATCGATTCAAGATCACAATTTGGTTAGCACACCAGGTTATTACGTGTTTGATCAAAGCTGAACAGGTCATTTCATTTGGTGGATATGTAAAGCCAAAGGTCGGTGAATTATGAGCTTAGATGCGACCGTATGGGCTTGGAAAGCTACAGTCTCATGTGCAAGTGAAAGGCTTGTGCTTTTAGCTCTTGCAGATCGAGCTGGGGATGATCATAAGTGCTTCCCAAGTTTAAAACGATTAGAGAAAGATACAACATTAAATCGCAAAACGATCATCAAAGTTTTAGACGAACTTGAACTCAAAAGTTTGATTAAATTCACAGGTGAAATTAAAGGGAATGGCGTAAAAGTCTATCAATTAATTGGTGTATTTGGACGTGAAGATAGTTCAGATACCCATACCAAAAAGGGGACTAGTACCAAAAACGACACTGGTGTTAATTTAGGTACTGGTTCCAAAAACGGTACTAGTACCAATAATGGAACTGGAACCAGTACCAATTTTGGTACCGAGACCAGTACCAATTTTGGGACACAGAATCTCCCAAGGAATCTCTCATTAGAATCTAAAAATAAAAAAGACTGGCTTTGTTTGAAAAAACTTTGTTGGGAATTAGATCAAGCCGATCCCACGGTAGTGCCAAAGTCGATTATCGAAGCAAGTTGGTTTGAACGTGAAAAACGAGCATTCGAACTTTTCAATGCCGACAAGGATCTTTGTGATGATCTTTTGATTTACCACTTCGCTGACACACTTTTGAGAAACCGTCACAAATACGACAAAGCGCAAAATGGAAAATCAAGCGGTGATTCTGATTCTGTATTTTTCTCATCACCGCAGCAGATTTATGTTTTTGCCAATAAACTCGCTCAACTTCCAGACGTCATAAATCAATTCAGTATGCCAGGTGAATCTTTTGAAAAACTGGCAAGCCGGATTGCTGCAAAACTATCGGATCCCAATGAACTCCAAAACTGGAAATCACAGCTGAAAATGGTTGGATTTAAATCAAAGAGCAGAGGTGTGGCTTAAGTGGAAAGCATCTCAATTGCTGAATATCAAAAGCTTTATGGTACTAAAACCAGGAAGAAATCAAAGCACAAAAGCAGTACTCGAGTTAAAGATCATCGAGGTGAAAGTATCGGTGAATCAATATTGGCCAACCAGTTAAGAGTTTTAAAAATTAGCTTTGAACAGGAATATAAATTCTATCCAAAACGTAAGTGGCGTGCAGATTTTCACATTGTAGGCAAGAAGATATTGGTTGAGGTTGAAGGCGGTGTTTGGAGTAACGGACGTCACACTCGAGGTAAGGGATATATCTGTGATATGGAGAAATACAACGCTGCTGTGTTAATGGGATATCAGGTATTACGGTTTAGTACAGAGCAAGTCAAATCAGGTTTAGCGGTTCAACAGATAGAGATGATGGTAGGGGATTTATAAAGATGGGCACGGCAGTCGCAACACAACATATTTTACAAACAGTTGATTGGTCGCGTTTTGACTTAGAAGGCTGGTTATATCAATTTGGTGCCTGGTTATATACCAATACAGGACCTACAGGAAAAAGTGTAAATCCAATCGCTATAGCTATGGATAATGCTGTAAAAGAGAAGAAATATAAAAAATTGAGCCCTGAACAAAGATTAAAAATTATTACTGGTTATCTCATGGAAGATCTTGGACAAGCAAAGCCAAGAAAGACTCGTCTAACATGTGAAATAAATGATAACGAGGCGAGAGCTGTACAACGTTTAATTTTAGATCTACAAGGACAATCTGAAATATTAGATGATTGGATGGATGCAGTGATTAGTCGATACTTTTATGGTTGTTCCTGGTCAGAGATGGTGACACAAAAACGTACTCAAAATGATGCACGTTCTGATGTGAAGTGTGGGTTGGCTGCTTTGCATTGTAAATATGGATTTATAGATTTTAGTTGAATTTTTAAAAGCGTTTGAAGTTTTGGATTTGATATAATTCATACAATGCTTTTAGAAGATATAAAAATGAACATTGAAAACTTAGAATCCAATTTACAAAACCCTAAAAATGAATTGAAGGAATGGTTAAGTGAGATTTCTTTACTAGATGGTAAATGTTGTTATGTAAGTAAAAAAAGTGAATTAAGAGCAAGACTGTTATTGATCATAGATATCAGAGAGCCACATGGAGAAAAAATAAAAAAAATATTTGATGAAAAACTTTGGATGAATGATGAAAATATATTTGAAATTAAATCCAAGGGGCTTGTTGAGTTGCAAAATGCTATTTCTGAAGCAAGTTTTCATAATAAAGTTGTAAGTAATTCTACTTTTAACTTAAAAGAAGAATTTTTTAAATTTAATTTGAATCAATCTACAATGCTTGCACTATTCATTGCATGTGTGATTTTTTCAAGATTTATAATGAGTTATTACGAGAAGATAATATTCTTAGAAGGGTTAGTATTTGTTCTTTACATGATAACTTTGTTTATTGTTATGACTATTGTTGATACTTCTTCTAAAATTATTTCATTGATATTATCAATTTTTATCATATTGCTTTATATTGGGATATTTTTATATTATTATCCTTATGAAATCGAAACTGTATATATGGGTTGGGGTGAAAATTTCAAATTAATACTGTTGTTAATCTTTAATATGGCACTGGTTGGGTCTTCTTTATTTTCACTTCTACATTCTTCAAATAATCTAATTAGTAATTATAAAAATGTACCATGGTATATATTTATAATGATTGGGATTGTAATATATGGAGTAATTATAATAGTTTTTCTACAAGGGGTAAAAACTATAACAATATCATAATTATTCATTTTTAAAAGTCTCATTCAATGCCTGTTGAACCGCATCCACTCGTGATTTACAGGCTTTGTAAGCTGACATAGACTCTTCAACAATTTTCATTAAATTATCGATATCAGGTTCTTCTTGAGATTCTAATAGTTCTGCATTTTTCTTGAGAACTTCATAGCCTTCTTTGAAGGTTAATTCTTTTTTAGTCATTACTGTGCACCTTTATTACTTTTGCATCAATAGAACCGTCTTGTAATTCAACTTGGATGCTATCGTTTGAAATTTGTTGAATAGATCGAATTGCTTGTCCATTGCTTCTCACAATACCATAGCCTTTAGCCATAACATTTTTTGGATTTTGCAATAGAGTTTCTCGAAGTAAACCATCAATTTGCGTGGAGGCCAATTTAAGTTGTTGTTGGGCTAAATATTGAATCGTACTTTTCATCAAATCTAAGTTCTTATTAGCGTCATTAATTTGCCCATGTGCCAGTGTTTTGATCACTTTAATATATTGATCATTTTGGCTTTGGTAAGCTGATATCTGATGTTGTGATAAAAGTTTAATCTTATTTAGAGAATCTATTACGTCTTGTACTTGATCCACGATTAAATTTCGAATTCCTCCAATGACTTTACTTGGAGTATCGAAGGAACGATGAGCTACTTCATCTAAAATGGTCCGATCTTTTTCATGGCCAATACCGACCCAGATAGGGACTGAACGTTTACAGAGTAGGGCCGCTAAATCATAGTCATTCAGATATGCAAGATCATTAATTGCACCACCACCTCGAATAATTACAATTAGATCCGGGGGAGAACTAAATGCTTTAGCCCATTGCCGTAAAGCATTCGACAGTGATTCAGCAATACTTAATGGTGCGGTGTTTCCTTGAAATGTGGCAGAGTGGTATACAAAATTGCACACACCGGCTTTTTGAAGTGCATCAGCATCTTTCTTGAAATCACCTAAACCGGCAGCATTTTCAGGAGCGATTACCAGGACATTTTGAATATCAAAAGGGGTTGGAATTGATTTATTTTTGTGAACTAATCCTTCAGCAGTTAATCTTTCTAAAATTTGTTGATACCGCCGTGCAATATCACCAAGCGTATAACTAGAATCAATCGCTTCAATATTTACTGAAAAGCCATATTGAGGGCTAAATACAGCTTTAACTTTGATTAAAACATTTAAATCTCTAGATAATTCTATACCGCTTTCACGTTCGAATTTCAGAACTATTTTTGCAGCACTGAATTTCCAAATTGTTGCCTTACAACTTGCAATAATTTTATCTGTGTCTTCTTCTTTTTCAGCTAATTCTAAATAGTAATGACCACCTTTGATACTTAGGTTTCTAATTTCAGCTTTAACCCAAACAGATTCTTCAAAAGCTACACGTATAACCTCTTGAACTGTAGATAAGTATTCACTCAAAGAAAGTTGTAAATCAGACATAAAAGACAGAGAAACTCATAATTCATAAAAATAGTATAGAACAGTGCTTAGTAAGGCAATCAAATTGTATGAAATACAAGACAACAAAAGATCATATTTAATAAAGTATATTCAATCTAAATTATTGAAAATTTAGTGTTTTTCATCACAAAAAATTGTTGTGTGTATGTATATTAATATTACACTTTGTATCTAATTATGGGTAAGGTTATTGATTTTAAAGGAAAAATAAAATTATTGAACATATTGCTATCATTGATCACATAAAAATAATATGTAATATTTTCAACGTATTGGACTTAGTATATCTTTCATTTGCTTTGTTTCATGATTTATATACCCACTGAACCACCTCTATGTGGGTATTTTTTTAAGGACCTTTAATGAAGTCTTTCTTTATTAGAAATACTAATGATTTTTTGAAAGCTGCAATAACATTAGGGCTAGATTTTTCATTAGATTTAGAAAATCCAAATCAATTATTTCTGATACTTAATGAAAGAAAGAAGTTATGGATTCCTGAAAATCGGTGGGTTGTTGTTGAGGGTGCTTTTGTTGCAGTGTTAACTGATCAAGAATACAAAATGCTGAACTAAAAAACTTTTACTTAATTATACGAGAAAAATATGTCAAATTTATCAACTGGTACTGTTAAATGGTTTAATGAAACTAAAGGTTTTGGTTTTACTGCTGTAGATAATGGTTCAGATGTATTCGCTCATTTTAGTGAAATCCAAGCTGACGGCTTTCGAGTTTTATTAGAAGGTCAACGTGTACAATTTACGATTACTGAGGGAAAAAAAGGACCACAAGCAAGTGGTATAACGTTGGTCTAATTTGAAAGTTTCCAAGAGCCTATTTGTATTGAATAGGCTTTTTTTTAAATAAAATACCAACAGATAAATAAGAATAATAGTGTTATTAAAATAGATGACATATTGCATTTTAATATATGCATGTTCTTTGTGCATAGTCGTTATGTCTCGAGTTGTATAACTTTTAATTATTTCTAATCTCAATTTTAATTATTAGCTTAGAAAAACATATGCTTTAGAAGGAGTAAATAATATGGTTCAATATTTTAAATGCTTCTTAGGTTCACATCAGGTATTTGACACGCACTACTGTACAGATGGTCATCTGACCGTATGTCGTCATTGCCTCAAAGTAATTAAAATATAGATGATTGTTATATACAGTTTAAGAAATACATCACTGACTGTGATTGAAATTTTAAACTGTATTACTAATTTTATTGAGGGTTTTCAATGTTATCAGCTGATATAGCAAATAGTTCAAATTTAATTGACCTAAGTTCAATTGAACAATTTAAAAAATATTTTAAAAATCAAATTAAAGTTCGAGCTGATGAAGGTGAGTTATATGCAAGTGAACGTATTTCGAAGTTGATAAATTTTAAAGAAGTTGAAAAATTGAGTGAAGAATTCAAAGATGCTGGATATAAAGTTAAAGTAAACACAGTAGAGAACAACTTTGTATTTTCAGTTTTTTGGAAGTAAATTAGTTTGCTACAAAACCTTAATAATTTTATATGCCCGTTTTCTCCAATCAACGAGTATTTTTTATTTGATTTCAATGATTCATCTTTAATTATTTGATTGTTTTTTGAAAATAAAGCATATAAAAATGAACTTTTTAAATGTTCGAAATTTGATTAAAATACATATATGAAAAGACAACGCAAAAAACATCAATTTCCAATATCGAACTGGACTACTGAGCAAGACTGTTATCTCATCGAGAATAGCAATCTGCCAATCAATGAACTGATGAGAAACTTACCTTATAGCGATGATGAAATAATAGATCGTAAAGAGATATTAGGTCTAATTCGTAGAGCGAGACAGATGAGAAAGGGTTTTTTGAAATCAATAGATGCGAAATAAATCTTTATTGAATTATCTTGAAGTATTGACCTTGCGCAAGGCATATGGCATATTTCTGTTATAGTGGACGAAGTTATGGTAATCCACTCAAGCTTATAGAAATATTAAATTTAAATGAAAAACTTAGCACTTATCACACCACTATTTTTAGTTTCATGTGTTAGCTCTTACGATATGGGTGGCAAAGATGCTTATTGTAGGTTTAATCAGTCATATTCTGATAATATTACATCAACAATGAGTGATTATGATCGTGGTCGGTATCACAATCAAAGAAGCATGAGTTCTAATTATACAAATGCAAACTGTTTCCCTGTAAATCTTAAATAATTTATTTTTTAAAGCTCACTTTTCAGTGGGCTTTTTTGTTGCCAAAACCTTTGACATTTTTATTTAAAGTTACTTCACAAGAAGATGATTTTTAATGGAAATGTTTTGACATTTCGGGTGACAAAATGAAGGTGATAAAACAAATCCTCTGCCGACACGTTTGGGAATATACAGATTTCTTTACGGTGAGAGAGTGTCGCAAAGTTAATGAGTATATATTGATATATAAATATATATAAAACAGCAACATAGCTTTATTTTGAACTTGATTTGAATGTTTGATTGGTATATTTTTAATTAAATTTTAATCAGAGTTTAAAGGCAATGAGCAAATCAAATGATTTATATTGGGCTGATCAGAATAGGAAGTTGCTTAAAGAAAAATATCTATCATATTTAAAGGGTAGTGGATTAGAAAACACATTCGACAACTGCTATGATTTTATTCGTATAGAATGTTATTCAATAAATCTTAAAAAAGAATTTGGAGTACCTTCAGATGTAGAATTGTCAAAAAGAATTTCTGGCCAAGAACCTAACGATTATAGTTTTTAGATATAACCTTCGAAACCACCTCAAAGGTGGTTTTTTAATGCCTACAGAAAATTGGGAAAGGTAATTTATTGCGTGAAATTACTAAAAAATAATGATATCTATATTGCTTAAATTCAGCATGGCATTGAGTGCTGTTTAGCTTTCATAAAATCAAGTTATCCACACTTTGTAACTGAAAAAAATTATAAAAGTTAAAACATATTTTAAGGAAATTCTATCTACTTGAATGTATATGCAGGGTATGGCATATTTCTGCTATAGTGGACCAAGTTATGGTAATCCACAATATTTTGATTTATATACCCACTTTTACTCTGAATGAAGTGGGTATTTTTTTGCATAAATAATAATTAGGCTTACATGGAAAATAGTTGGCATTCTAATTAAGAAAACAATAATTTATAAATCTTTCGATAATATTATCAGTCCATTATGTTCACTGAAACCATTATTTTTATAAAAAGTCTCTGATTTATAACCTTTTTGTGTATTAAGTAATATTGCATTTAATCCATCATTTAGACAATATTTTTCGATTTCAGTCATGAATTTCTTGCCAAAACCTTTTCCTTGAAAAGCAGGATGGATAAAAAATTCATCAATATAATATTCTATTCCCATTGGCCAAGGCTTTTGGAAACCAATACAAACACCTATTATTTGTTCATTAATTTTCATAATAAAACCTTTGAAAAAATTATTTTGAAGATGTGTTCGAATAAAGGTTTTTATCGGTTGGCTAGAATCCCACTCTTCTGACCATGGCTTTTCTTTGTAAGTTAATATATATAGTTCAGCACATTCATCAACATCTGATGAAGTCAACAATGAATAAGAAATCATAAAAATTTGTCATAAATTTAGATAGCTATATTAAATATTAATTCTTCTTTAATTTAAACTTTAATTTGAGGAGGCTATGTTGCACTAACCTAGGAGAGAACTGGATTGTAAAGTGATTTTTACATAGATTTAATTGCAAGCGATTAAGTAGCAACCAATAAAAGACCTTCTGCCGTCATATTTGGGAATATTCAGATTTCTTTACGGTGAGAGAGTGTGGGAAGTGTGGGAAGGTAAAACCAATCTAAAATTAAGATATGCATATAATACAAATAGTTATGGTTTTTTGCGAAATCAAACTGCATGAAAATTGTGCTAGAATGGTGGTTATATTTTTAGATTCATAAGGAATCGCGATGCGTCCAACTACTTTCAAAACTACTTTTGAAGATATTTTTTATGGAATTACTCAAGATCCTAATTTCATTAGTGGCAATGTGGTCCAGCTAGAAATTGCTGAATACTCAATTGAGGATAATGCTCTTGAAAAATTTAAAGAATACTGTGAGTCAAAAAGTTACAACTATAAGTCTACTCAAACTAGAGAAAATGAAATTCTTCTTAGTGTAAGCGTAAAGCCATTCTAATATTTGTAAAACTTAACCCCACACTGTTGGGGTTTTTTAATGCCTAGAGGAAAGTGAAGATGAATCGAGTCGAAGTACTAAAGAATCTAAAACTACTTGGACAAGACAAAGCACGCTTACACTCACTTAATCATCTTAATTCCACTTGGGAGTTTAGGAATCAGTGCGAGTTGAGGGTTAAGCAGATTAATAAGTATGTGAAGAATATTAAATTGGAGTTGAAAACTACATATCGTCAATGATAGTTTTATTAACAATAATCTCAATAGTTAACTAAAAATATGAAATTAATCATCATTATCTCATTTATTTTTACTCTGACAGCTTGTGTAGGTATGCCTAAGAGTTCACAAGAACTTCAGGAAAAAAGCAATACTAGATATCAATTCATTGTTGATAAGGAGTTGGATACAGTTGAGAGTAGTTTTGATGAATTTTTTAAGAAATGCTACTACAACTTAGACCATTCAAAAATATACTTAAATCATGCGCGAGTTGGGGTTGATCAAGGGTTTGATAAAACCAAAGATATTAACCATATCAAATATTCTATTTATTTTGGTTCGTCACCAAAAACTAAAAAATATGGATTAGATGTAGATTTATCAAAAATTGCAGATTCAAACAGTATTAAAGTGGAATTGGTGGCGGCAACTGGAATGTGGAAACGTAGTTTCCCGAAATATAAAAATGTTGCTAATGGTGAAAAAGAAAGTTGCCCTTGGTAACGTAAGTAAAACCTCCTTCGGGAGGTTTTTTAATGAAGATGCCTTTATGGATATAAGCCAATACACCATCCTAACTAAAAAACAGTCAGTTAAAACAAAATCAAGAACAAGACCATTGCCTAAGGCAAAAGAAGCATACTTAGAAGCTTTTAAAGACTTTGAGCAATCGCTGATTGTATTGAATATTAAGTATGAAAAATTATTCCAATTTGAATCAACTAAACATTGGCGATTCGATTTTCATCTTATTGAACAAAGAATTTTAGTTGAGATCTCAGGCGGACCATGGTCGGTAGGTCGCAAAGGTAACCTAAAAGATAAAGCTTGGAGTATGGAACGTTACGATGTTGCTGCCGATATGGGTTACACCGTGATCCGATTAGAGTCAGCACCAAGATATAAAATTCAGGAAGATGGACCATTACAGATCGAAGCTAATTTTTCTAGTCAGTGGCTTAAGAATTTGAAGAGGCATATTTTCAATGGAACAGATCAGACCATTTCCACCAACAGACCTGATTGATCAAGCTGAGGAAGAGGAAGCGATTCGCTTGGCACCTGCAGCGGATCTAAAAGAATGGGTAGTAACCAATTTTCTAACGCTTGGCGGTACATTACATAATCCCGACCATGACCACATAGCTGAATTACTTCATGATGACGAAACATTCTTAGCTTTCGCTTGGGCGTCATCTGCCGCCGTTGCTAAAAAGAGAATGGTATTAGGTCAATGTGAAAAGGTTATGTTTAACCAGGGCGGATGGCGTAAAGCTCGGCAACAACAACAAATGCGTGATTGGTTTGGGTTTGTTCCAGTTTATCTCATCACTGTAGATGCAAGCTTTTGTGAACGTGCGAATGATCGTGAATTTTGTGCTTTGATTGAGCATGAGCTGTACCATATAGGTGTAGAGCGTGATGAGGAAGGGGAAATACTCTACAGCGATCATACAGGCTTACCAAAACATTATTTAGCAGGTCATGACGTTGAGGAATTTATAGGAGTGGTCAAACGCTGGGGAGCAAGTGAGGACGTTAAGCGCATGGTCGCAGTCGCTCAAAACCCGCCGTTTGTTTCAGAGTTGGAAATAACAAAATGCTGCGGAACATGTCTAATTAACTGAGCCTTGAGGCTCTTTTTTTTGGCTATCTTGTTTGACGTAGTTTGACAAAGGTGTATTTATGGCAACATTAAGGGAGCCTGTAAAAATCTTTATAGTTCAGTCTCTTGCTTGCTTTGATACACCCCAACAGGTTGCACATGCTGTCAAACAAGAATACGGGATAGAAATAGATAGAAGGCAGTGCGCTGCTTATGACCCAACAAAACTTGCGGGAAAAAATCTAAGCAAAAAACTAAAGAATCTATTTCATCAAACTAGAAATGATTTTAGGACGAATGTTTTCGATATCCCTTTAGCAAATAAAGCAGTACGTCTCAAGGAATTACAGAATATATATAACGATCCAAAGGTTAATAGAATTCTAAAAACCAAGCTGATCAAACAATTCAAAGATGAGATGCATGGTTATGAGATTCAGCTCCTGGATATTCAATTAAAGCAACTTGAAATTGAACGAATCAAAACAGGTGATGGAGATGGTGCAGATGATCCGACGCCAGTGAAAGTCACCATTCAAGTTGTAGATGCGAGTAAACAAGATGCCGAATATCAACCCGACGCTGAACGTGCCTCAGGCGAGGTTTCTACAACTTCCGAATAAATTTCGTGCCTTTGTTGCAGGGTTTGGTAGTGGCAAGACTTGGGTAGGGTGTTCAAGCCTCTGTGATAAGTCTTGGGAATTTCCAAAAGTACCTTTAGGTTATTTTGCCCCAACATATCCGCAGATCCGAGATATCTTTTTTCCAACCATAGATGAAGTTGCATTTGACTGGGGATTGAAGACAAAAATATACGAATCGAATAAAGAGGTTGATCTGTACTACGGTCGACAGTACCGCAGTACTGTTATTTGTAGATCAATGGAGAAACCGCAAACGATCGTAGGTTTTAAGGTTGGTCACTCTCTAATTGATGAACTCGATGTCATGAATAAGGACAAGGCTCAACAGGCATGGCGTAAAATTATTGCGCGTATGCGTGTGAAACATCCTGGTCTAATGAATGGAATCGATGTTGCGACCACACCTGAGGGTTTCAAATTTACTTATGAGCAATTCGTAAAAGAGGCAAACTCAACGGCAGCAAAACGAAAGCTATATGGAATGATACAAGCTTCAACTTATGACAATGAAAACAATTTACCAGATGATTATATTTCATCTTTGTTTGAATCATACCCGCCACAGTTAATCTCAGCGTATTTAAAAGGTCAGTTTGTGAACTTGACCAGTGGTGCGGTTTATCCTGATTTTGATCGAAAGCTCAATCATACAGATGAAGAGATTCAACCTAGAGAGCATTTGATCATTGGTATGGACTTTAACGTTTTAAAAATGGCTGCAGTTGTTTATGTCATGCGTGATGGTAAGCCTCTTGCCTTGGATGAAATAGTTGGGGTGAGAGATACACCAACCATGGCAACATTACTCATTGAGCGTTTTCCATTTCATGAAATGACAGTAATTCCTGATGCAGCTGGTCAAGCCACATCTTCAAAAAATAGCAGTGAATCAGATCACCAAATTTTACGAGACAAGGGTTTTAGGGTTGAGGTTGATGGAACTAACCCCGCGATTAAAGATCGTATTAATGCGGTGAATGCATTAATTCTAAATGGCGATGGTGAGCGTACGTTGAGAGTTAATACAAATAAATGTCCTCGTTTCACTGAAACTCTAGAACAGCAAGTTTATGACAAATTCGGGATGCCTGATAAAACTGCAGGATTAGACCATGTAGGCGATGCGGGTGGTTATCCTTTGGCTAAGCGGTTCCCGATCATAAAACCTGTGACTAGCCTTAAAGATATTTCTATTTTTGGAAGAAGAAGATGACAGGTGTAACTTCAAAGCATCCTGAATATATTAAAAACATTGATACCTGGAATAAAGTTGATGATGTTTGTGATGGACAGGACGCAATAAAGAAAAAAGGTAAAACATATTTACCAGTGCCTTTCACTTTCGGTGATGGGGATGAGGACCGTTATAAGGAGTATTTGGATCGAGCGGTTTTCTATGGTGCGACTGGTCGGACTTTGATTAGTCATATTGGTTCAGCATTTAATAAATTGCCTGATTTTAAAAGACCGGACGAGCTTGAGTATTTAGAGCGAAATGCGGATGGTGCAGGACGTTCTATTTATCAAAGCTCCCAACAAATGCTTCGATTGATTTTTAAGCATTATCGTTGTGGTGTGTATGTCGATTTTCCACAAGTTGAGCCTAGTCGTAATCGGGCTGAAGATAAGCAAAAGAATGCATTTCCAATGATTCATACATTGAAAGCTCAATCTGTTATTAATTGGGATTTCATCGTTGTTGGAAATCAGAAAAAATTATCTTTGGTCGTGATTGAAGAAAATATATCAAAGCTTGATGATGATGGATTTGGTCGTACGAGTGATACTCAGTACCGTGTTTTGAGATTACAGAAAGATCAGGATGATTTTGTTTATTCCGTACAGCTTTATGAGCGGAATGAAAAACAAATTTATGAAGCTGGACCGCTTTACTATCCTACAGATTATCACGGTAAGCATTGGAACTATATTCCATTTACATTTTGTGGTGCGATCGATAATACAGACGAAATTAATAATCCGCCGTTGCTTGAATTGGCTGATCTAAATCTTGCTCATTATCGTAATTCTGCAGATGTGGAAGAATCAGGATTTATTGTGGGTCAACCGATTGTATCAATGCCGAGTATCACTCCTGAGCAATATGAAATCATTAAAAAGGACAAGTTAGCGATTGGCGCTCGGAATGGTTTTCCAACTAAGGTTGAGATTGCTCAAGCGAGTGAGAACAACTTAGCCAAGCAATTAATGACTGATAAATGGCTACAAATGAAAGAAATGGGTGCTCGCCTAATTGAGGTAGGTTCTGCTAATAAAACTGCGACACAAGCAGATAATGAGGATTCTATACAGCATTCAGTTGTTTCACTGGCAGTATCTAATATCAGCGAAGCATTACAAATGGCGTTACGTTGGTGTGCCAAGTTTGCCTTGCCTGATCACGATTTAAAGCCTGATGAACTGACTTATGTTATTTCTCAAGATTTTAATAAACAAAAATACAGTGTTGAACGTTCAAAACTGATTTTAGAGATGGTCCAAGGTGAGTTAATACCACCAGAAATTCTTTTTCAATATGAGCAAACTGGCACTTTCTCAGATGCTAAATGGGAAGAAATTGAGAAGAAGATTGAAGAATATCGGATGAGTAAGCCATTAGGTAGCTATCAGCCATATCAAGGTGTAGATGATGAACGATCTAGAGGTACAACAAGCGATAATTGATGCCTTAAATCAGCATAATTCTTATCTTCAACGCCTATCCTCAAGCTCTATTCATGAAATTTTAAATCATTTTGATGACTTATCATTGGAGATGCTAAAACAACTCCGTGATTTGTTGGATGATTTAAACGAAGCAGAAAAAACAACTTTAACGAGTGGGAAATATACAACAGCATCATTAAAAGAAATTCAGGGAGTAATGACGAATTGGCAACAGTCAATCTCTACTATTCTTCCTGAAATTCTTGATATTTCGATGATTGCTTTGGCTTCTTATGAATCAGCATATATCTATAAGTTGGCAAATAAAAGAGCTCCAGTAATTAGTGGTAAAACTCTGCTGAATAAGGCAAAGAAAACACCTTACGCTGGTGGTCAATTATTGGATTATATCTTTCCGAATGTCGCTGAAAGTGTTCGAAAAAAAGCTGAATATGTTATTCGTGATGGTGTTTCAAATGGGCAAACAAATCAGGAAATTATTCAGCGTATTAAAGGAACCAAAGCGCGTAATTATGCTGATGGTTTGTTGAATCAAACTCGGAATGTAATTGATGCTGAAGTTAGAACAGCAAGGGCTCACATAAGTAATAATACTTATGTTGAAACATGGCGAACACTTGGCTTTGAGTTTACTAAAGATATAGCTACTTTAGATGGTCGTACAACACCTATCTGTGCTAGTCGGGATGGTCGTGTACAGAAGTTAGATGCCAATCATCAAAGACCACCATACCATTTTCGCTGTCGTACAGTTCAAGTCGGATGTGACAAAGATGGAAAATTAGATGGTACAAGACCATTTGTTGCGGATAACCGCCCTGTAAAGGGTATTCCAAAAGATCAGCGAGATGGAAAGATTGGACAAGTTGATGCGAATACGACTTATAAAGAATGGTTTGGACGACAAGATGATTCTTTTAAAAAAGAATGGTTAGGTCCTACAAGATTTAAGTTTTATAAGGAAGGTAAGTATTCGATTGATAAATTTGTTGATCCCATTTCTGGACGAAATTTTACTCTGAAAGAATTAAAAGAAAAAGATTTCAAATCTTTTAAGAATTTTGGATTGTAATTACATATTGTAAAAATTCTACAATCTTCTAAATGAAGATTTAAGGTATAAATTTAATTAGTTTTAAATTTCTATTAATGATAGGAGTTAAAAAATGCAGAAATCATATTTCTATCTCAAAACTTTTGATCTTAAAATTGATGATGGGCGGGAACATAATGTGGTAAATATTGGTCTATTTAGTTCTCGTGAAAAAGCTATTGAACATGTTATTGCTCTTGGAAAAAGTCTGGAGTCAGAAGGTTATGAGTTTGCAATCATAGAATTATCATTAATTGCTTAAAAATTTATTATTAACTATTAAACCGCCGAAAGGCGGTTTTTTATTGCCTGAATTCGGATGAATAAGGCGCAACGAGCGGAAGCTTAATTAAAAATGGTGGAAACCTATGAAACTTAAAACGATTCAAATCGAAAATAAAACTTACGCAGAAGTGAATGAAGAAGGTAAACCTTTATACCTCCATGAAGATGGAACAGAGATTGCCTTTGATGCACCACATGCGATTGCAAAAATTAATGAACTCGGATCAGAAGCAAAAAATCATCGAATTGCTAAAGAACAAGCGGAAGCAAGTTTAAAAACATTTGAAGGTTTAGATGCTGAAAAAGCCCGAAATGCTCTAAACACCATCAAAAACTTTGATGATAAAAAGTTGATTGATGCAGGGGAAGCAGAACGGGTACGAACTGAAGCAATTGATTCTGTGAAACAAACTTATGAAACACAACTTGGTCAAATCACATCTGAACGTGATGCATTTCAACAGCAATTACATAATGAATTGATCGGTGGTGGATTTGCTCGTTCTAAGTTTATCCAAGAAAAAGTCGCTGTTCCTGTTGATATGGTTCAAGCCATGTTTGGTCAAAACTTCAAGGTCGAAGATGGCAAACCTATCGCATATGACAGTAAAGGTCAAAAAATCTATTCCCGTACAAATCATGGTGATGAAGCTGCTTTTGATGAAGCTTTAGAAATCTTAATCGGTGGATACCAACATAAAGATTCTATTCTAAAAGGTTCACAAGCAGGTGGTGGTGGTTTTTCAGGTCAAGGCGGACAAGGGGGTGGCAAAGCGATGTCACGTCAAAGCTTTGAACAGTTAGCACCACCAGAAAAACAAGCATTCATGAAAGATGGCGGACAAATTACAGAAAATTAATTTTGGAGATTAGTGAATGTCTAATAATTTAAATGGCTTATTACCAACGCTATATGCAGCACTTGATATTGTTTCTCGTGAGATTACTGGATTTATTCCTGCAGTTACACGTGATACTGGTATTGAACGTGCTGCAGTTGGTGATGATGTAAAAATTCCAGTAACAACCGTTGCAGAAGCACAAGATACTAAACCCGGTGTACATGCACCAGACGCAGGTGATGGTACGGTAGATAACATCGTGGCTAAAATTACCAAGTCACGAAATGTACCGATCCGCTGGAATGGTGAAGAAACTCGTTCACTACAAAATGCAGGTACCTTTGCCGCAATTCAAACCGATCGTTTTGCTCAAGCTATGCGAACGTTGGTGAATGAAATCGAACGAGACTGTTGGCTAGAAGCTTATAAAAATGCATCAATTGCTTATGGTGCCGCAGGACAAACGCCGTTCAGCACTGCAGCTGATATGACTGATTTTGCTGGAACATTAGGTATCTTGGAAAACAATGGTGCGCCGCGTAATGATCTGCAATTAGTGTTAGGTCATGCAGCAATTGGTAATTTGCGTGGTAAGCAAGCAGGATTATTCAAGGTCAATGAAGCCGGTCGTGATGACATGCTACGAAATGGTATGACTGACCGTATTATGAACTTTGCGATTCGCCACTCGCATGCAGTCGGTGTACATGCTAAAGGGACTGGTGATGGTTATCTTGTAAATGGCAGTTCATCAGTTGGTGATAAGTCTATTGCTGTAAGCACCGGGACTGGAACAATTCTTGGTGGAGATATTGTGACATTTGCGGGTGATGGTACTCAATATGTGTCTGGTGGTTTAGCAGGATCGAACTTAATTCTTAATCATGGATTGGCTTTAGTTCCAGCTGATAAAGCTGCAGTTAGTGTTGGTAATAACTATGTACCAAACCTCGCATTTTCACGTTCAGCAATTGCATTAGCAACACGTACTCCTGCTTTACCTGAGGGCGGAGATAGTGCAGATGATCGTACGCAAATTGTAGATCCTGTTACTGGATTGGCATTTGAAATTGCGGTTTATCGCCAATACAAACAAGTTGTCTATGAAGTCAGTTTGGCTTGGGGTGTCAAAGCTATTGCACCGCGACATATCGGACTACTTTTAGGTTAACCAATAGGGCGAGAAATCGCCCTTATTTTTTGGAAAATAGAAATGACTTTATTAAATACAGTCCAAATCAAAGATGGTAATGGATACCGTGTAATCAACGAGTCCGACTTTATTCATGGACAACACGAACTCTATGGTGATTCAAAATTATCCAATTTGACTAACCAGGCTTCAGATGTTGGCTCAAGTTTAGAAGACAAGAAACAATTAAAAGAAGCTGAGATTAAATTAAAAGATTGTCTAGAACAGCTTCAAATCGCTCAAGGTGAATTTATTGCATTTAAAAACAACATTGATGCGATGAAAGCCCGTATCACCGAATTGGAAGCAAATGCCGATAAAACGGATGAAGAAAAACCGAAAACAACCAAAACAAAATAGGTGAGTCATGAGCTTTATCACAGTAGATGATGCAAATCGTATATTGGGGAGCGACTTTGCGCCTGAAGGTGATAAAGCTCGTTTAATACTGTTAGCCAATACATGGATGAAGAATGAAATTGGTTTTGTTCCTGATCCAATTGATCCTTTATTGCAAGATGCAGCATGTGAAATCGTGAAAGGTATTAAAACTGGTGTGATTTATTCTGGTGTTTCACGACAAACAACGAGTGAACGTGTAAAAGCCGACTCAGTTGAAGTTGAGGAATCTTTTGTTGAGGGTAGTCGTGAAATTTCAGAATTTGAACAGATTGCCAAAGCATTCATAAATTCGTTAGATCTAAAGCCCAAAGGATTTACATTCAAGGTGTATCGAGGATGAGAGATAAGATTCAATCTAAAGTGGCTAAGGCTTTTAATACTAAGCTTGCAGATACAATCACCACTTTCACATGTTCTAAAGAAATCCAATCTGGTGATTTCGATTTTGACTCACAGACTTACCCCACAGTGATTGTTAAGCAATACTCAGGACGTGGCGTATTTGGCTCATATAAGCGAGATTTGGTTAAGCCTATCGATTATCAAGTCGAGGATATAAAAGCCATTATACTTCAAAATGAAGTCAGCCAAGAGCCTCAAATTGATGATGTTTGGTTGACAAGCAAAGGTCAATTTAAAGTTTTAAATGTTGCTGAAGATCCGAGTGGAAGTATTTTGTTTTGTCAATTGCGTAAGTAAAGGACCAATTAGATTGTGTAATTTATTACCTGAATAATGTTTAGTTCTTTAATTAGCTGTGTTTATTCAAACACCATGAAACACATTGGTATCCAGTCTATGCTATAAATTGAACTTGATGTAAGAGGAGAAATCACTATGTCGATTGGAGATAAATCTGCTTATACAGCAAAATAAAAGCGTCAGGCAAAACATATTTATGAGAGCGAAAAGAAATTAGGTCGCTCTGATGAAGAAGCAGAACGTATTGCTTGGGCAACAGTAAATAAACAAGATGGTGGGGGAAATAAGAAAGCCCATTAATCTAAGTAAAAAATCCACATTTGTGGATTTTTTTATGGAGGAAATATGAGCTGGAAAGGATCCAAACCAACAAACTTTGCAATTCAGATTAAAAATGACTCTGAGCAGTACTTAAAAAAGATCAGTACCGAAATGCTTCAAGGTGTTATTGTTCGATCTCCTGTAGATCAGGGTGCATTCAGAGGAAATCACAGAATATCTGTAAATAATCCTGATACCACTTCTGATAAAAACCTAAAAGATTCACAAGGTAATAAAACCTTATTGAGTGAATCAGAAAAACTTAAGCAATTGAAATTGGGCGACACGGTTTATATTCAAAACAATCTGCCTTACGCAGTAAGACTAGAGAATGGTCATTCACAGCAAGCGCCATTAGGTATTTATGGTTTAACCTTTCTTTCAGTATCGAGTAAATACAAATGATGACTTTAAGCGAAGCTGAGATTGCGATTTATCAAAAGATTGGTCAGTTTATTGGTGTGGAAAAGGCAAATTTACGAATTCCAAACCAACCAACGGTAGATGGAAAACCTTTTGTTCCACCTACAAATAAGTTGTGGTGTAGGGTCTATATTCAGTATGGAGATAGCCAAATAGCTGGAATTGGGAATGGACCTTGTATCCGTGATATTGGACTAATCTCTATACAATGTTTCGCACCAAAAAATACCGGCACAATCGCGATGACAAACCTGTGTGACCAGTGGCGTGATTTTCTTCAATCATTTGGTGTTTCACATTTAGAAGTCTATAAAGTTCATGCACCACAAGATATAGATGATGACAATTTTTACGCTAAAATAGTACGCGCTGAATTTAGAGTGAATTGAATTGCACTTAATTGCTGATAAAAAATTCAAGTATAATATTACATATAAGGATATAGTTTTTACTTAGTGGGAGTAGGAATTGGATAACTTACTTGATTCTGAAAAAGCTAAAATATTTCAAAAGATTGAAACTAAATTTGAATTATATTTAATTAACAAAATTAATAATGTAAGTTTTTATCCACCTAATAACTTCTTTTCTTACAATGTTCTATTCCAAACAATATTAGAGCCAAATGGCTTCGATATATTCAAATTTAAGGAGTTAAATACTCTAGAAAAAATTCAAGAAAATGCTAAATGTTGTCGAAAAATGGGAATGGATGATTTTAACACTAAGTATTTAGTAGATATTTTAGAGGAAGGAGCATCTCAATTTATTGACAATTAAGTTATAAATATTTTTAACGCCACTCAAATGAGTGGTTTTTTTATGCCTAAATTAAGGAGAACTTCATGAGTTCTGGAGCTAAACAGCTAACCCGAGTTGGTTTTGAAGCATCACCCGGTGTGATTGCAACAACTTGGAATACATTTGCATTTACCACCAATGGTTTGGATGCATCGGCACAAACCACAGAATCACAAACAATCAAAGATTCACGAATTGCAGCTGGTACTTTAGTGACTGGTGTTGAAGTACAAGGTGATATTGAATCTGAATGGGCTTATGGCATTCAAGATGGTGTCTTAGAGCTTGTTGCCTTCAATGCTTGGAATAGTAACGTCTTAACATTTGGTGGTACTAGTCGAAAAACACTTTCGATTATTCGCGGTTTTACTGATATCGATAACTATCAAGTTTTCACAGGCTGTCATATCAATCAATGGACCTTGAGCATCCCTGATAGTGGCATTGTGACTTCTAAATTCTCAATTATGGCAATGAAACGTACTGCATATGAGGTTGCACCTACTGGTACCGTAACACCTGCAGGAGATGCAATTCCATTTACAAGTCTTTCAACCGGCGATATTTTGATTGAAGGTGAAAAGAAAGCGGGGATGTGCGTCACTCAGATTGAATTGACCATTGATAATACAATGCAGATTCAAAAGTGCTTGGATTATGAAAACAATATTTCTGGAATTTTGGAAACCATCATGAAAGGCAGTGGTAACTTCACAGTTGCATGGTCTAAAAACACCGCTGAGTTATATGAAAAACAGTTCTTGAATGAGCCGATTAGCCTTGAATATAGCCTGAAAGATAAAGATGGGAATAAATACACATTGTCACTTCCAAATGTGTTGGTTTCAGCACCTCTACCGAGTGGTGGAGCAGGCGACATTCTTAACACTCAATTTTCATTCACTTTGGCAGATGCTGCACCTACTCTTAAACGTATTCCTATCGTGGCAGGTCCATAAGCATGAAAATTAAAATCGAAGAACAAGAACAAACCAAAATTCCAAGCAAGCTGATTGATTACAAAGATGGTGCTAAATTTCTTATTGCAGGAATAGATAAGCCATCATTCAAGCATTGCATGGAGTTGCGTAGCACTCGTATTGAGCAAGAGATTCAAGGTGTCCGGGACATTACAGATGAAAGCTCTCGTGAAATTGCCCAATCATTCAGTAAGGCGGTTTCACATTTAGTCTTGAACTGGCAAGGCTTAGAAGATGAAGAAGGGAATATTTTTGAATATTCCAAGCAAAATGCTGAACTTCTTTGCACAAGTACAAATGAGTCAATTGAGCTTATTGTGTGGATCCTTGCAGAAGCACAAAAGATTCAAGTTGAAGCCAACGAAGATAAGGCTGAAACATTGGGAAAGTCATCCAGCTCTACAAGTACCAAACAGCGAAGTGGGACATCGAAAAAGCAAGAGAAGTCTATCAAAAGCTAGGTCAGCCATTGCCTGACTACTATCTACCGCCTGAATATTCATACACAGCTCACTCCATTCTTTCAGCTTATTACGTGATTGCTCGTTCTAGACAGTATGAGCAATGCATTCCTATGGCTTTAAGTCTTGGGGCTGTGAATGATTACTGTGATCAGTATGAATCACCAGTACCTAGATGGATTTTCAATGATTGTATCTTTGCTTTAGACAACCTGTTTTTGGAAGAGGCGAGCAAACAGAAGTGATCTTTCAATAGAGCTACACGTATAAGAGAGAACTATATTCGTATGGTTTTCTATAGACCAAAACAAAACCCCGAGAGTTGGCGCTTTCGGGGTTTTTTACATCCACTTAACCGCAAAGAAAAGAGGAGATATATCTGTATGTCTGAATATACCAGTTTTTCAATCCAGATGCTAGGAGTAGTAATGGAAGCAATTAACTTAAACCCATCAAGCTTTATTTATTTCTTTGGATATATGGCTTTAATTTACGCTGGAATTAGATTGTTAAATCTGTTTATTAAAATCCTAGAAAGCAAATTTAATCTCAACTAAACCGACCCACAAATGGTTGGTTTTTTATTGTCCGCAATGCGCCTTTAGGCGCTTTTTTACGCCTAAAGGTAATCCAAATGACAGAACAAACAAGCCGTTTAGTAATTGAAATCAGCTCTGAACAAGCTAAAAAGAATGCTGAAGAGTTAAGTAAAGAGTTGGTTAAAATCTTTACTGGTGGTGAAAAGGCGAGTGATTCAACTTCGAAGCTTGGCAAAACTATTCAAGTCACAAGCAACATTACTCAAAACTTCAATACTACTGTGAATAATACGACTAAGGCTTTAAGTGATCAGGAAAAGCAAGTCAATCAAAATGGCTTAGCCATCAAAGAAATGGCTAAATTTGTGGCTGGTTACATCTCTATCAGCAAAGGTATTGCTGCGGCTGATAATTACACACAGATGGCGGCACGTATACGAAATGCGACATCTAGCGCTCAAGAGTACAACTTAGTCCAAGAAAGATTGCTGGTAACCGCAAATACAACATTTCGGGCATTAAACGAAGCTCAAGAGGTTTATCTTTCACTTGCGGGTGGGATGAAGTCACTTGGCTACAGTACCAAGCAAACTTTAGACTTATCAGATTCTTTATCGTTTGCCTTTACAGCTAATGCAACACGAGCTGATCAAGCGCAATCTGCAATGGATGCACTATCAAAATCGATGGCTAAAGGCACAATTGATGCAGACGCATGGATTTCGATTGTAACTGGTGCTGATAATATTATTGCTGACATGGCAAAAACCACAGGAAAAACTGAGTCTGAAATTCGTCTACTTGGAGCAACTGGTAAAGCATCCCTTGAAGATCTAATTAAAACATTGGTTGCTACTCGCGAACAGAATGAAAAACTTGCCAACAACATGGAGAACAGTTTTGCAGATGGCTTAACTCAGCTGTCAAACAAAACAACAGTTTTTCTTGGCAAACTAAATGAAACGACTAAATTAACAGGAACTTTGGCCGCAGGACTAGGATTTCTTGGCGAACATGTAGATAAGCTTGCTGTTTTAGGTGGAATTGCGGCTTCAATTTATGGTGGGCGTTTAGTTGCCGCATTTGTTCAAACTGGTATAAAAGCTGGTTGGGCAACTGCGGCGATTCTAACCCAAACTGGCGCCATGAATGCATCAACAACAGCAGCACGTTCTTTATATCTTGCACTGGGTGGTCCAGTAGGTTTGGTTGTAGCAGGGATTGGAGTCGCATCAAGCTTTTTATTGATGAAAGATTCATCTAAGGATGTTAATACATCATTAGAAGAGCAAGGTTTGAGTGTTGATGAGTTGCGTGAAAAATACAGTCAACTGAATGCTGAGCAATTGAAGTTAAAGGCATTAGATGCCGCTGATGCTATTGAAACCCAAAACAAAAAAATAGCATCAGTTTTTGTCTCACTTAAACAATATATAAGTGATCTGAATGGTCAGGGTGAAACTGGTCAAGCGAAAGCTTTGCAAACTTATTTAGTTGAGTTACAAGCTGGTGGAGAGCGAGCAAAAACAGCATTTGCCAACCTTGAAAAGCAAAATATTGTTAGTCCGCATTCTCTCAAATTAGCTGCTCAAGTTGGATCTACTGTCAAGAGTAGTAACACTGAAATTGAGAAACAAAACCAAATTCTAAGCATTGCCTCCAATAAACATATTGATCATGCCAAAGCAGCTAAAACCGGAGCAGAGGGAGTTGCTCAGTTTGGAAAAGAAGCCGTAGGTTCTGCTGCACAAATAAAAGGTTTAAGTGCTGAGGTTCAAAAGTTCATTAACGATACTTTGAGTAGCATCTCTAGTAATAGTGAAGTATTAGCATTAAGAGCAAAAGGCATATCTAAGGAATATGCTGAAGCCTATGTAAAACTTAAGCAAACTCAAGGTTTACTTGGCAAAGATCAGGCAGTTGATACTGGTGCGTTTAGCTTAATGATGGCGGATCTTTCAATTAAGCAAAAGATCAAAAATCTAGACGAACAACAAGCCAAATCTGAAAAAGATCGTACTGAGGAGCTTGAGAAGCAACTTAAAGTCTTAAAGGTCAACGAAAAAGTTAAGGCAAATGCTGCTAAATATAACTTCGGTGGATTAGAAGGCAAGTATGGGCTACCAAGCGGAATGTTGTCTGCGATTCATATGATTGAATCTCGTGGTAATGCAAATGCATATAACAAAGGTTCTGGTGCTGCAGGTGGTTTCCAATTTCTTAAAGGAACTGGTGACCAGTATGGTGTTAAAGATCGCTATAACTTAGCGCAATCTGCCGAAGGTGCTGCAAAATATCTTTCATATCTACTGAAGCTTTTCAATGGAAATGTAGAGAAAGCAGTTCGTGCATACCATGCAGGCGAGGGTAATGTCCAAAAAGGTAAAAACCTTGGTAAATATAATAATCAGTACATCAAAGATTATTATGGCTACATGGGAGGAATGAGTGGTTTTTCAGGGAGCTCTAAAGACTATGAATTGCTCTTAAATGATCAAGTTAAAATGCTTGAAAAAACTCAAGAGGAAGCTGAAAAAATCCGTAAGGATTTTATGTCGAAAGGTCTTCAAGAGGAGCAAGAATATAAGGACCAACTCAAGAAAATTCGTGAAAATTCAGCCTTATCAAGCGATGAAAAGAAATCATATGAAGCTCAGTTAACCACTCGATTTGAAGCACAAACGAAGCTCAATAATCTTCAACAAGATTATGAGTTGAATGGTTTCAAATATACCGAGGACCAAAAGCTAATTTATCAGCGTGATTCAGCTAAGCTACAATTAGATGCTGATGGTAAATATAGCGATGAGGTTAAGGCTCTCCATAAAAAGTCAATTGATGATCAATTTGCGTTTGAACTTGAAAAGTCTAAACTTGCTAAAGACCAACGTTTACTTCAATCAACTGAATTCTACATGTCAGAGCTTCAATTAGCTAAGGCTAGATATGACATAGAAAAAAGACTTATTGCTCAGAGTAATGACGATCCTGCTGAAAAAGCGTTTAAAACACAGATGCTTGAACTACAGAATCAAGTAGACATGAATCGTCGACTAAAGGATGCGTCCATGGGCTGGGATTCGGTCCGTTCTCAAATGGATGGTTCTTCTGCACGATACCAAGTGGGTCAAGAGCGCTTTAATAGAATGGATGTATCACAGAATCTTTTTGACACACAAATTGCTGATGTTGAGAGACAAAAGCAAGAACCAGGTGCTGATCTGGAAAAATTGGCAGAGGTTCGTGAGCAAATTTGGGCTGCACATAATCAGCGGATGATTGATATCGAAAATCAGTATCAAAAGGATTCGTTGAACTTGCAGTTAACCCAAGCTCAGCAATTAACTGGTTCATTTGCAAATATGTTTAGGGGGATTTTGGGAGAAAGCTCAGGAGCTTACAAAACAATGTTTGCAATGCAACAGGGTTTTGCACTCACTCAAGCTGGTATGAATTTATGGTCCTCTGTTTCAGATGCTTATGCTAAAGAACCAGGTACTGTGTGGCAGAAAGTAGCAGCAGGGGCTAAGGCTGCTTTGGATCAAGGAACATTTTTGGCGATGATTCAAGCAATTACACCTCAAGGTTTTGCTACTGGTGGACACATCACAGGCAAAGGTACTGGAACAAGTGATGATATTCCGATCATGGCATCAAATGGTGAATTTATGATTCGCCAAGCAGCAGTATCAAAGCTTGGTTTAGTTGCATTGAATTACATGAACAAGACAGGTGAACTGCCTTTTCAAAGCGAGTTTAATGCTGCAAAGTATCAGTTCTCTCTACCTAACAAGCAACCTACTGAAAAGTTTAGAGATGGCGGCTTGATTGGTGTTTCTCGAATGAGTAATGCTGATGTTGAAAGAAGGCAGTTTGATTCTATTCAGCGCAGCAATAGCATGTCAGCCCAACCAAAAGTCATCATTATTAATCAAACTTCTCAGCCTGTAGAAGCAACATCTCAATGGGATGGGAATGAATTACATTTGGTTTTAAGGGAGATGCAAAAGAAAAATGAGGCTATGATGGATGCTAAGATAGAGAAACGCTTTATGATGTCAAAACGTCAAGGCTGGTAGTTATTGATCAGAGGAAGCCACCTCGGTGGCTTTTATTTTAATTTATTGATATTTTATAAGCACTTCAAGGAGTGCTTTAGAATGAAAAAATTATTTTTAATAGGGGGGCTTTTGTTTTCAGGACTTGCTAATGCTGAAGCACCATTTGGATTAAAAACAGGAATGTCGTTAATAGAAGTAAAAAGAATAGCAGGGGATCCAATAAGAATTAGTGATAATTATTATATGTTTACAAAAATTCCAAAGCCAGTTGCAGGTTTAATTAGCTATGGCATGTTAATTACGCCAAAGTCAGGATTATGTAAGGTTGTAGGGGTGGGAAAAACTTTAAATACTAATGTATATGGTGATGCAATAAAGTCTGAATTTTTAGATTTAAAGAATCTATTAACTTCTAAGTATGGAAAACCAACAAGAGATTATGATTTTTTAAGAGTAGGTAGTATTTGGAAAGAGCATAATGATTGGATGATGGGATTGTACAAAGAAGAAAGAACATTGACTGCAATGTGGGGTGTTAATGAATCAAATGGTATTGAAGATTTAATGCTGAATGCGATTGCTGATAGTGGAAATACAGGTTATGTGACGATTACTTACGAGTTATCAAATATCAATAGCTGTTCAAAAGAAAGAAAATCACGAGATGCAAGTGGTTTATAAATAAAAGCACCCTAAGGTGCTTTTCTAAAAATGTCGAGCTATGAATCAGACCCCCTTCAGGAGGTTTCACTCTTACAAATATTCAATTTTGATTAATAAAATAGTGTATAATTCATCTCAAAATATTTTAAATATGTAAATTTTTTATCATATTGAAATTAAGTTACTGTTCTAATTAAAAAATCTAAGAGTTGATTAAAATGCGTATACTTTTAATAGCTATTTTGACTGTAATAATTACTGGTTGTGCTACATCTTACAGGGAAGCAGGCGGTCCTGGTAATTTGGGTGTTAAAGCTACCATCATAGATGACAATGTATTTGAAGTTACATCTAGAATCAATCAATCTACACCACCTTACTTAAGAAGAGAGTATTCGATTCGCAAAGCAGCTGAAACCTCTATCAAACTTGGTTGTAGTTATTTTGTCGCAGTTGGAAATATCAGACAGTCATTTACACAATCATCTCATGTAGTAAACACGGGTCTCCAAAAACTTGATAATGGTTCGTTGGTGTATGTTTCTAAATCAGGCACACAATACAATGTAGTAAACCCTTCGGGCATGGTTGTTAAATATGTTTGCTTCAATGATAAGCCAGATACGGTATTACCCGGTTTAGTATTTAATGCTAAATATGTTTTACAGTCTTGATAGGATTTAAATCTGTATAAATTGAATTTTTAGCTTAATCAAACCCACTCACCTGAGTGGGTTTTTTATTGGACGCAATTTATGAGCAATGAAAAATTTACATTCCCTTGTGATTTGGATGGGAACTCAAGCAAACAAAACTTCAATACTTTGACTTCTAAATTTGGAGATGGCTACGAACAAAATATCTCAGTAGGCATTAATAATAGAAAGGGAGAATGGGCATACAAACGCACATCAACAAAAGATGAGATTCTTCAAATCAAAGCTTTTTTTGATCGACATAAAGGTGCTGATTCATTTCTCTGGAATGCTCCTTTAGATGGTGAAGTGAGAGTTAAAACAGATACAAGCTATTCACCTAGTCAAGTGGGTGGAATGATCTGGACAATCTCAACCACATTCACCCAAGTCTTTTACCCCTAAATCCACTTAACTTCATGCCCCACTCGTTGGGGCTTTTTACTTGAAGGAACATTAAAAATGTCAAAGCAATTTACACGAATCGAAGCAAGTTTTACTGCAGCACTCATGGCTAAAATTGATGCATCTGCTTATGAGTTTGGATCAAAAATAGATTACCTATCGATTGATTATAACAAGGCGACAGATGATGTATTAATCGGCTTAAAAAAGGATAAAGAGCCTGATTTAAGCCGTATCTCATTAAAAGAAGCACAATTTATCAGTTGGCTGATTCCCTATATTGTTTCTATGCAGAATCGTTCAGGGATTTCAATTCAATCTATCCAGGCTATTTATGATGATGAGGGTTTGAACCTCGATATTGTGGTGAATGAAGATGTTAAATAGTGATTTTCAGAAACTTTATGTAGATGGCTTAATTACCTTATTTGAATTAGATGCCAGCGCTTTAGGTGCTGGCATCTTGCGTTTCCACGGACATATTTCATTCCAAGATTGGGAAAAGATTTATAGCTCGATTGGTTCTGATGGTCCGATGGTTACTGATACTGGTGATAAAAAAGTTTGGCATCGTAACATCATCTTTGATGGTCAGACATTTGAACCCATGGCATTACAAGTCAGTGGTTTAGAAATGCGAAGTGATGGTAAGGCTTCCGCACCTACTTTAAGTATGACCAACAATATTAATGGCATACAGGGAGCAGTCACTGCATATTGTTTACAGTTTGGCGACTTTGCAGGTGCAAAGCTTAAAGTCATCACCACCTTAGCCAAATATCTGGATGCAGAAAACTTTAGTACTGGGAATACCAGTGCGAATTCAAGCGAGAAACGTGAGCAGATTTGGTTTATTGAACAAAAGACTTCTGAAAATGCTCAGCAGGTAACCTTTGAACTTTCTAATCCAGTGGATTTTGAAGGGCTAAAGATTCCTACACGACAAATCTCAAATTACTGCAACTGGGAATATCGAAGTGAAGAATGTGGCTACATTGGTGCAGCAATGTTTACCGAAAAAGATGAATCGACAGATAATCCTGTTTTAGATCGATGTAACTATCGAACATCAGGTTGCCGTTGTCGTGAGAATGAACTTCATTTTGGTGGATTCCCTGCATCTTCAATGGTGTAAAAATGAAATTAAATAAAAAACTCAAAGCAGTGATTCTATCTCATGCTAAACAATGTTTCCCCGCAGAATCTTGCGGGGTGATTGTTTCTGGTTGTTATATCGCGTGTCGCAATGTTGCTGAACACGGTCAATTTCAAATCCACCATGAAGATTTGGCGAATGCCGAAGATCAAGGTGAGATTCAAGCCTATGTCCACTCACATCCAAATGCGACAGCACGCGCGTCTGATTTAGACTTATTGCAAATTGAACTTCATGAAAAGCCATGGGTGATTTGTGCATATCCTGAAGTTGAGTTTCAGGTCTATGAACCCTGTGGTTATAAAGCACCACTCATTGGTCGTGACTATCATCATGGCTACCAAGACTGCTATTCAATTGTTCGTGATTTTTATCGTCGTGAGTTAAATATTAAACTCATTGATTTTGAGCGTTTGGATAATTGGTGGAGTGATAAAAATCATAAATCGCTTTATTTAGAAAACCTAGATGCAGCGGGATTTTATGAAGTCAGTCAACCGCAGTATGGCGATATGTTGGTGTGTAATGTTGGACGTACAGAACACCCGAACCATGCTGTGATCTGGTTGGGCGATCAATGGCAACTCAAATCAGAAGAAAGCACTGCATGTTTTGGTGGACCATTAATCCTACATCATCCTTATGGTCGAAAGTCCGTGCGTGAAATCTTTGGGCAACAATGGCAAGAACGTGTTGTCAAAATAGTGAGGCACAAAGATGCTTAAAACGATCAAACTCTATGGCGTATTGGGAAAGAAATTTGGTAAGGAGTTTAAGCTTGCTGTTGAAAGTACCCGTGAAGCAGTCAAAGCCTTATCCGTTCAAGTACCAGGCTTTGAACAATTCATGCTGAATGCGCATGAACAAGGTTTAGCTTTTGCCATTTTTCAAGATGATGAAAACATCAGTGAAGATCAGATCGATTTTGATACTGGTGCCAAAGTTATCAAGATTGTGCCAAAAGTTATGGGAGCTGGTGGTAATGGTGGTGTTTTACAGCTTGTGCTTGGTGCTGTGTTGATTGTTGCAGGGTTTTGGACAGGTGGAGTAACGTCAAATTTAGGAGTTGCTTTAATAGGTGCAGGCGCAGGAATGGTTGTAGGCGGAATTGCACAAATGCTTACTCCTAAAGCGGATGCACAAGATCAAAACCAAGACGGAAACAGGGCTAATAAAAGCTTTGGTGGAGCTGTGACCACTATTGCACAAGGTAATCCAGTTCCAATTCTGTATGGTCAGCGCGAAGTCGGTGGATTCATTGTAAATGCGGGTCAGTTTGCAGTCGATACCTTTAGTTCTGCTGATGCTGGTTATACAGGCGGTGGCAGCAGTGGTGGTAAGAAATAATTTTAAGAAGAATATAAGCGCGTAAAGCGCTTTTTTATTGCGTGGTGAAAAGTATGCTTGAAACAGTTAAAGGTGCGAAAGGTGGTAGTCAAAGCCAAAGACAACCTAAGGTTGCTAACGATACAACGGCATCTAAAACTTATGCACGTTTACAATATGGCATGAGTGAAGGGGAAGTTGAAGGTTTAGCCAATGGCTACAAGTCTATCTATTTAGATGACACACCCGTTGAAAACGACAGTGGTGCAAGAAACTTTCAAGATGTCACTCTAGATTTTCGATCAGGGACCAATGACCAAACTTATATGGAAGGCTTTGAAAGTATTGCATCTGAAACTGCTGTGGGTGTTGAACTTAAAAGTGATACGCCTTGGGTGAAAGGTGTGACTAATCTTACACTTGATGCTGTGATTGTACGTGTTAGATTTGGTGCTTTAAAACAACAAGATCCTAAAAATGGTGATGTCTCGGGTATTGTGATTGATTACACCATTGAAGTACAAACCGATGGCGGATCGTGGGAGTTAATGCTTGATACTCAGATGTCAGGTAAAACTTCAGCAAATTATGAACGTACCCATCGAATTGGGCTTCCAGAAGCTAATAACAATTGGCTGATTCGTGTT